TGCTTCGCGTCCCGAACCGCTACCAGACCAGACAGCAATTCATGGAAGCCTGGATGGTTTCCAAGCTGACATCGGGCAACACCTACGTTTTGAAAGAGCGCGACGAGCGCAACGTGGTGGTGGCGATGCACATTCTGCATCCCGGCCTGGTAAGACCAAACGTGGCCGAACTGGACGGCTCGGTCTGGTATTCGCTCGGCACCGATCCGCTGGCGGGCGTCGACAAAACCGACATCATGATCCCCGAATCCGAGATCATCCACGATCGCTTTCCCGCATTGGGCGGACACCGGCTGTGGGGCGTGTCGCCGATCACCGCCTGCGGCCAGGCCGCGATGCTTGGATTGAACATCCAGAATATGAGCAACAAGTTTTTTATCAACGGCGCGCGGCCGTCCGGCATCCTGTCCGTCCCGCCGGAAATCCCCGAGGAAACCGCGCAGCTATACAAGAACAAATGGGAGGCCAACTACTCGCAGGCCAATATCGGCAAGGTCGCCGTGCTCGGCGGCGGCATGAAATACGAGCCGATCGTGATGATGACGTCGCAGGACGCGCAACTGATCGAACAGTTGAAGATGACCGAATCGATGGTCTGCACCGCGTTCGGCGTTCCTCCACATAAAATCGGGATCGGCCCGGCGCCCAACATCTCGATCGAAAGCCTGGACATGGGTTATTATTCCGGGTGTTTGCAGAAATTGATCGAGGCCGTTGAATCCTGTTTGGATAAAGGCTTGGGCCTCGAGGACAACGGGCTGCCCTATCAGACGCAAATGAATATCCGCGATCTTTTGAAAATGGACACGCCGACGCGGGTCAAGACCTACAGCGAAGCGGTCAAAGGCATCCTGTCGGCCGATGAGGTGCGGCAGGAACTCGGCTATGTCGATACACCAGGCGGAAACGCGGTGCTGTCGCAGCAGCAGAATTTCTCGCTGCCGGCGCTGGCCAAGCGCGATGCAAAGGATGATCCGTTCGCGACGGCGCCGAAGCCTGCGGCAGCACCGGCACCACAGGCCGAACCGGACGAAACCGAAACGCGGCAATTGCACCAGGCGGAATATCGTGCAGCCTTGCAACAGGCGGTGAACGATGCTCGCACTCACTGAAAAAACAGCGTTGATCCAGGCGCTCGGAATGGTCGTGCATGACGAGGTGAAGGCGGCGATCGGCCCGCTGCAGACGCGTATCGCACAGCTTGAGGGCGAATTAAAAAAAAAGCAGGACGTGGCGGACGACGAAGGGCCACCGCCCGTCGATCAGGAATTTCTGCGCCAGTACGTTCGCGTGGCGCTTGAACCAATATTCAAGATCATAAATGGCGGCGATAACGATATTTCGCGCGACGAGATTCGTCAGCTTGTGGCTGATGCTGTTGGCGAGGCTGTCGCTGGTCTGCCTGTTCCTCGTCACTGTGTGGGCGTGTTTATTGACCGTGCTGGCCATCTGCATCATCTGCTATCCGATGGAACGGATATTGATCTGGGCCAGGTCAACGGCGCGGACGGCAAGGACGGCGCTGCGGGATTACCTGGGGTAGATGGCTTGGATGGCGTCGGTTTCGAGGCTATCGCGTTCGAGCAGGTGAGCGAGCGGCATTATCGCCTGGTGGTCGGCAATGCCGACGCCAGCAAGATCAAGACCTTCGATATCGTGGTGCCCGGCCAGATCCAGCGCGGCATGTGGACCGATACTGTGGACTATGAAGCGGGCGACTGCGTCACGCTCGGCGGCTCGCAATGGTGCGCGCGGGTTGAGAACAAAGCCTCACGGCCGGACACCGACAACGAAAACTGGTTCCTCACGGTCAAGCGCGGGCGCGACGGCAAGCAGGGACCGCAAGGGCCGCAAGGCGAGCGCGGCCCGCCCGGCGAAGTGATTACAAAGATTCTGTCTAGCCCATAAACCCCGCCGCCCTGGGCAAGCGGTAACGAAGGAGTCCTGCGATGGCTAACTACGAAGCGCCCTTGCTGCAGGCGACCGTAAGCACGTCGTTTAAGACAACGGGTGCATTGTGGTCGGCTGGTACTGCAAGGCTCATGGTGTACGAGGTGGAATTCGGCCAGGGCGGCTCGCTCGCCTCGACCGATTGCCAATGTGAATGGGATCTGTCGGTGTTTTCGTCAACGAACATCCTCACATCGACATCGGTCACTCCCAACAAACTCGATCCGGCCGACGTGGTGTCGGTGGCGGTGTTTGCCAACAATGCCACCACGGAATTGACCTACACCACCGCGGGCAACGGGCTGGCGCTGAAACGCTGGTCGATCAACCAGCGCGGATCATACCGCTGGCGCGCGCTGGACGATGGCGACAACATCATCGTCCCGGCCACGTCGCTGACCGGCATCGGCATCCGCACGCTGTCGAGCAACTTCACCGGCTCGGCGATCGGCAATATCTCTTGGGTGGACCGCTAATGCTCAAGCCTGGGGGTGTCGGGTTCTACTGCGATGGCATCAACACGCACGAGGTTCACACTTCGACGTGTTTCCACTGCGGGAAGATCACCGACATCCCCTCGATGCGGAAGATGCACGAATATGTCGATATCTGCCGGAACTGCTTTCACTTTGTCTGTCTCAGCCCCGAATGCTTGAAGCGGGGCTGCTCGCCACTGATCAAAAGGATTGAGGCGCAGGAAAAGGCCGCGTATCAACGCGACCAATTGCGCAAGATGCTATGAGGGTGTCATGGAAATCAAATGCGAGAATTGCGACAACTGGACCACCAGGAAAACAAGGGTCTATGACGACGGCACCGAGATAACGGATTTTGAGGCCGAGGACGGCAAAGGGCAGTGCTGCGTCATCAATGCGCAGACTGCCTTTGATTTTTACTGCGCCAAGTTTATGAGCGCGACCGGCGATCACGTCGAACGTCAGCTAATCACCGGCGCGCCGTGGCAGAATTTCAAGATGATCCCATGCCCCGACTGCAACGGGCGCGGCTCAGGCATCAACGGCGGCGTCTGTCAACGCTGCATGGGGACCGCCAACGTCCGGCAATACGACGACGGCTATATCGGGGAAGAAAAAACGCGGCGGCACCCCAACGAGCCGGAAGTGGCGGCGCAGGTCGATCCCGGCACCATTCTCGCGCCGATGGAAAAGCCCAGCCTGACGAGTGAGCAGTGACCGTCCAACAACTTGAAACCATCTACGGCACCATGTTCGTGCCCGACAATGATCAGGGCCAGTATTGGTGGCTGCACAACACCGGGGCCAGCCCCGAAGATGATTTCATCGAGAAGGTCTGCGATCTGCTCGAGGACCGGCCCAAGGGCTGCGCCGTCGATGTGGGGGCAAATTTCGGTTGCTGGACATTGGCCCTGGCAAAGCACGCCCACACCGTTGTTGCCATCGAGCCGCAGGCGTGCATTCACCGGCTACTGTCGCAATCGATCAACGCCTCTCACCATCGCAACATCGAATTGATCCGCATGGCGGCGGGCGATCGTTCGGGCTTGACGCAGATCGCCGCGCTTGACATCGACGGCGCCATGAACTTCGGCGGCATCGAACTGGACAAGAAATACTTTAACGACGGCTGGAATACGCTCGGCCATGCCAACGAAGAAGCGCCGATGGAAGCGGTGGCAATGGAGCGGCTGGACATTACGTTGATGGGATACATGGTGTCGTTCATCAAGATTGATGTGGAAGGCTACGAAATGAAAGTTCTCGAGGGCGCCAAGCATACCATCGAACGGTGTAAACCCATCCTGTTTGTCGAAATGGACCACCCGAAAGGCCACAAGGAAATGCTGCGCCAGCAGCTAATCGACTACGGTTATGCGCTGGACGAGATGGGCGGGAATTTCCTGGGGTTGCCGTTATGACCCGACGCATCGAGCGGATGATCGAACTGGCGCGTGCCCACATGGACAACAATGGGGTCAACGCGGCGGGCGCATACTATCGCATGGTGCTGAAGGAAACCGAACCGCCGAAGTCTGGAATTGAAAAGGTGGCGCGCGGCGAAGCCTGCATGTGGTTTGCCCGCCGCGCGGTGGCGCACAGTTGCTTTGGCGAGGCGACCGATTGGTATCGCAAGGCGACGGACGCTGACCCGCTTGCCGTCGAGTATCGGCTTGAGTATTGCCGCAAGGCGCTGATCCCGATGGACATGCTGAAGAACGCGCGCATCGAGGCCGAGCGCGCCACGCGCATCGATCCTAAGAGCAAGGAGGCATGGGCCACGCTTGGCATGATGGAACATGCGCTTGGCAATGCCGCAGCAGCCATCGCGGCGTTTGACCGGCAACTTGAATTGGCACCGGACGATGACATCGCGCGCCTGGACCGAGCGACGATTGCGCTGGATACGGCGGATTATAAAACCGTCAGGACAATGGTGCAGACCGTCAACGGCAAATACTATGGCGACGCATTGAACTGTCTCGCCATGTGCGCCTACCGCGAAGGCCAGCATGAGAAGGCAATCGAACTATACGACCGCGCCATCGAGCATCGCTGCCAAGACCCGGAATTAGCGACGTGGAACAAGTCGCTGGCACAGCATTCGATTGGCGACTACGAAAACGGCTGGCAGTCGCACGAAGCGCGAGGCAGGCAGCAGACAGACGGTGCCATGCGACTGATCATGAACAGGTTCGCTAGGCCGATGTGGAATAACGAACCCCCGCCTGCGCGCCTGCACCTGCATCAGGAAATGGGATTTGGCGACGCCATCGCCATGCTGCGCTATGTGCCTCTGCTGATCGAGCGCGGATATCAGGTCTGCATCGAGGTCAACGAAAGTCTTGTCAGTCTAGTGCAGCGGTCATTTCCACAAGCCAATGTCGTTGCGAAGGCGGCTGACTATCCCGGCGCAATCGGCATTCCGCCTTTCGACTACCATGTGCCGATGCTGTCGTTGCCCGCTATCTTCGGAACGACCATCGACACGGTGCCATGGAGCGGGCCGTATCTGAAATCTGAAATGCGGTATGTGCGCGGATCACAACTGCGCGTCGGGCTGTGCTGGTCATCCGGCATCCGTAGAGGCGAACATATTTGGCTTGAAGAATACGGCAAGCGTAAATCGATCAATAATTTTGCCGAAATACGTCCGATATTGCATTCGATTGATGCCGAATTTGTTTCGCTACATTTGAGCGGCGGCGACGAATTGCTGATTGACGTTCTCGACAACACTTCAACATGGGACGACACCGCTGCATTGATGGCCAGCCTTGATCTTGTCATCACCGTCGACACGTCGGTGGCGCATCTGGCCGGTGCAATGGGCAAGCCGACCTGGATCATGATGCACACAGAAGGTTCATGGCACTGGATGGCGGAACGGCCGGGCGCGATGTGGAATGAACGGTCGCCGTGGTATCCGTCCGCCAGATTGTTCAGGCAGAAAAAACCGCATGAATGGGGCGAGGTGATCGAACAGGTTAGCGCCGCATTGGCGGAATTTCGCAAGGACAAGGCAGCCTAGTGTTCGAGGTCGATTGCCTCAGGGTCGTGCAGATCCTGGCGCCAATCCCGCCGTGGTGGTTCACCGATTCTGCGGTTGATCTTGATTTCCAGAACAACAGGCTATGGGAACCTATAGGCGGCGAGGATACGACGCCGGATTTCACGGCATATCTGTCATGTTCGCGCGCATCGACCGGCTACGCCAAGACCGCAGACGGCACGTTGGTGAACTTCGGCAACAACGCGCTGCGCATCACGGACCTCGGATTGCTGGTGGAGGATGCGCGGACTAACTTTGTATTTCGAAGCCAAGAACTCGGCAACGCAGTTTGGAGCACAACTTTTACAAGTGCTACTACTGATGCAACGACTGCGCCAGACGGCACCAGCACGGTAGAAAAATTGATCGCAACTTCTAGCGGCGGCGCAGACCAACACCGCATTCTTCAATCTGACGTCTCCTCAGATGGATTTAACGCCAAAGTGTTTTCAGTATTTTGCAAGGCTGCGGAGAAAACCGCCGTTGGTCTTAGCATCAGCGACCGTGCGGGTGGCACCGTCTACGCCGACTTTGATTTGACAAACGGACTCACCGGGCACACCGCTCAGACTGGAAGCTGGACAGGGGTTGGTTCAAGCATCGAAGCATTCGGCGACGGCTGGTATCGGTGCTCCGTGACAGGAGTAAAAGGGGCGGGCGCTCTGGGGTGTGAGGTATTCATTAATACGCTGGACAGCTACGGCGGCGCTTTAGCTTGGAATTCGCCCGGCAGCGTTGGTGTCTACGCTTGGGGTGCACAATTCGAGGAAGCTAGTTTCGCTTCCTCCTACATCCCCACCACGTCCGCCAGCGCCACGAGGGCGACGGATGTTGTGACATTTACTGGTTCTGTCAATTCAATAATCAATGGCACCGCAGCGTCAGCCCTTTTGGATGTAACGTGCAACATTGATTCGAACATTGACAATATGCGGATACTTGGGAGTTCAGATGGCTTTGGGATATTGATCGGTATTACTAACGGAAATGATTTACAGGCAAATACGGGTACGGGGCAACTTGTCGATGGCAGTTTTTCATTACAGTCACCGCATAAAGCAGCATGTTCTTACATAACTGCTGGAGGTGGACGGTCGCTGGTTCTTGATGGCGGAACGGTTGCGACTGACAGCAATGCATCAGGCGCCTCTGGAAATGCGACATTAGGAAAAGGCGCATCCGGCGGTGGAACGCCCTCTTGGTTTAACTTTAGGCGCTTTGTTGGCTGGTCCTCCCGTCTTGCCGACGCCACGCTGCAATCGAGGACGGCCCCTTGATCGACTATTTCCTGCGCTTCAATAGCGAGGCAGAGGCTATTGCCGATCCACAGGCCGACAAGCTGGGCAGGTATGACAACAGCAGCAGCCCGCCGATTTGGCATTGGAGTCGTGACTACGTTATTCCAGATGTGAAGGCATGGCGTCCATCACAGGATGTGGGATCGACGCCGGTTCATACCTACATCGCCGGATGGATGGCATTGGTAGGATGGAGCAAGGAGGCACCCTATTTGCTCAACCATCCCAATCTGCAATTCGCCCTGAACCGCGAATGGGACCCGAATGCCAGTCCGCGCAATCTTGTCGTGAAAAACAATATCGGCGCGGTGATCAATGACATTAATGTCGACAATGTATTTTGCGGTTCGAATTACCCCGTTGGCGGCTTCAATTAAATGGCCACCAAGCGAATCTTCATAACGGCTACCGGGGCCGGCACGTTTACAATTCCAAGTGACTGGACCAGTACCAACTCGATTGAAGTTATCGGCGGCGGGGCAGGCGGCGGTACCGGAGCGGGCGCGGCCAGGGGTGGTGGTGGCGGCGGACAATACCGCATCGCAAGCAATGTCGGCGGTCTTAGCGGCACCATAGACCTTTCCGTTGGCACAGGCGGCGGGGCACAGACTGCAGGCGGCAATACCTGGTGGAACGGAACGACGTTCGGCGGTGCTACGCTATCGGCGCAGGGCGGACAGACGACGACAACCGCCACGGCTGGCGTGGGCGGTTCGACAGGAACCGGCGGCAGCGGCTCCAACGGTGGCGCGGCTGGTGCGGGCGGCAACGCTTTAACTGGCGGCGGCGGTGGCGGCGCAAGCGGTCCCGGTGGTGTTGGTGGCACGGGCGGCAAAGGCGATGACACCACGGCTGGCGCGGATTTCGGCGGCGGCGGAGGGTCAGGCGCTGGCACCAGCACAGGCGGCGGTGCCGGAACGCAAGGCAGCACAAGCGCGGGCGTGGGTGGCACCAATGCCAACGGCGGCGGATCGGGTGGCAATGGTGGTTCAGGCGCGGGCGTTACCCCGACTGCTGCCACCAGCATGTGGACATCGACACATCTGCCCGATACGACCACGCCATCTGTGGTCAGTATTTCGACTGGCGGTGGCGGTGGCGGTGGCGGCTCGGCATCGGGCGCTGGCGGCAACGGGTCTAACTACGGTGCTGGTGGCGGTGGCGCAGGCAACGGAACCGGGGGTTCCGGCACGCAGGGCGTCATCATCATCACCTACGTGGTACCAGATATTGCCTGGTTCGAAACGTCATCCATAATTGAACAGCCGCGCCAGCCGAATCTAAATGGGCGCCGTGCATCCGCTTTAAGATCGAAAAGCCAGTTTGCCGCCTTCGATCTCAAGCCGTTCGACAACTGGATACAACCAGTCCAGCCACCGCATCCACGGCGGGAAAAGCTCGGATCGGTCGTAAAGGGCATTGACGCCATCGAACGGCCCTATGTATTCGTGGCGCCGCCATCGCCGGCCTGGCAATGGGAGCCGATCCTGCTCTCGCCGCGGCGCCCATACCGGCGGCAGATCACGGGCGGCGATCCCGGCAATGCCAGCCTCTATTCGATCTGGCGCAATTGGGGTTGGCAGGTTTCGGCGCCGACCGTTGACAAGCGGCCGCGGCAAATTCCGTCCTCGGTCATGTGGGACGACGGAACGCAGGCGCCGTTGGTTGTCACGCAACTGATTCGCTATGCCGACAACTTCGATGAAATATTCATCAGCAAGAAACGGCGGCAGACCTATTCCGCCGTCATGTGGGATGACGGGACACAGGGACAACTTGAAACCTGGCGCAACTACGGATGGCAGATTGAACCGCCGACGCTGCCGAGGCCGAAGTCCAATCGCGGCGCGTTCCTCGAGGGCATCGACGGGGTCGAGCGGCCGTATGTGGTGCAGGTTGCGGTCAATTACTTCGACACCGTTGATGACTTTTTCGTCCAGCGCAATCGCGTCGTTCATTCGGCGATCATGTGGGATGACGGTGCCACGTCGCCATTGGTCAATTTCTTTCCGTTCGGTTGGCCCATTCAGGCATGGCAACCACCGCAGCCGAAATGGATGGAGAAATTCGGCACCATCGCGCCGAAGGACGATGGCATCTACCGGCCAAAGGATTTGGGCCTGCAGACCGGGGATTTCCCGTGGCAAGAATCGCCTTGGGTCTACCCGCGAATGCGCTACGCCAAATGGGGCGGCATCGCACCGCGCGAAGACGGCATCGAATTGCCATTCAGCTTCTTCCGCGATCACGGTTTTGCGGTACAACCCTGGCAACCGCCGCACCCGGCCTATGAAAAACACTTTGCCGCCTTTGCACCTGGCGAGCCGGCGATTGATGAAAACCCATTCAGGCAATTCTTCCCGCATGGCTGGCCTATTCAACCCTGGCAACCACCACATCCGAGGCCGGAACGGTGGGGATCGATCGCGCCGAAGTCAGACGGCACCGAAGGTCAGAAACCATTTGGATTACAGACCGGCGACTTCAGATGGATGGAAACGCCGTGGGTTTACCCGCGTGCCGCCACGCGACTGCGGGCGCAGACCGCGGCGATCGCACGAGGCATCGACGGCGCCGACACGCTGCGCCAATTCTTCCCGTTCGGGTGGTTTGTGCAGCCCTGGCAACCGCCCAACCCGCGGCCGGAAAAGTGGGGCGCCGTTGCCATCGGCGAGGACGGAATTGAAAAGCCATTCGTTCCACCGTTTGTCTTTGTCTATTCGCCTGATCTTGACGAAACCATCGTGCGGCGCCGTCCGCGCATGGTGCCGGATGATAACACTTGGGATGGCTGGGAACGGTTCACCTTATGGCGCAACGCCGGATGGGAAGTTCAGCCTTGGCAACCGCCGCACCGCGGCACCGAACACCGCATTGGCGCCATCCTTGAGGGCATCGACGGCATTGAGGGACGGTTTGAGCGGTTCTTCAATTTCGGCTGGCCGATCCAGCCCTGGCAACCGCCGCACCGCGGGCAGGAATGGCACGGCGCCGGACTGCTGCCAGCCTGGTTTATTGATGGCACGTTCTTCCCGATCGAGCCATTCGTGCCGCCGCCGGCGATCTTGCCGCGCAATCCGACGCACCTTCGGACGCGCAGCGGCTTTGAACTTAGTCAGCGCGGTGCAAGCCTCGACCGCCGTGGCAGCGGCAGGAATATCCGTGGCAACAACCAGAGTTAGATCATGGCAGCACTCGTAAGAGTAACGGCACCGACCACCACGCCGATTTCACTGACGGAAGTGAAGGAGCATTTGCGCGTTGACGGCACCGACCAGGATTCAATTATTCAAGCCTATCTCGATGCGGCCACCGCTTTCGTTGACGGGGAATGGGGCTGGCTCGGCCGCGCCTTGGTCGAGCAGACCTGGCGGCTGACGATCGACACGTTCCCCTGCGCCGAAATCAAGATCCCGCTGCCGCCACTGATCTCGGTCAACAGCGTGATTTATTTCGATGCCGCCGGCGATCCGCAGACGATGGTCGAGGATACCGATTATTTTGTCGATGACCAAAGCGAGCCGGGCTGGATCACGCCGATGACTACCTGGCCTGCAACGCTCGACGCCATCAACAGCGTTCAGATCGAATTTGTCGCGGGCTATCAATCGACCTCAAGTCCGGTTGATCCGGCCGAGAATGTGCCGGCCAGTATCAAGCAGGCCATGCTGTTGATGATTACCGACTGGATGGAACACCGGCAAAACATCATCACCGAATCGGTCGCCTTGCCGCCCTATGCAAGCCAGATCCTGTTGCGCCCGTATCGCGTCGATGTGGGATTTGCATGAAGGGCGAACGGCCAGCCTGGTGGCCGGATTGGGCCGGTCAGTATGTGGCGATCATCGGCGGAGGCCCTTCGCTCAAACGCAGCGAAGTGGACATGCTCAAAGGCAGGATACGCACGGTCGCGATCAATGAAGCCTATCAACTGCTATCGCCCGACGTGCTTTACTCCTGCGACTTCAAATGGTGGCAATTGCGCTATAACAACGTCAAGAACATGCAATGCCTGAAGGTAACGCAGGACGTGCAGGCTGCAGGACATTTTCAGGGATTGCAGCGCATCAGATTGCGTTCAGGCGCGAACGGCAATTACTGCATGCCGTTTCTCATGGACGAATGGGGCGAAGTCGGCAGCGGTCAGGGATCGGGATTCCAGGTCGTCAACTGGATGGCGCAGATGGCGGTGAAAGGAATGGCCCTGCTCGGCTTTGATGGTTGCGAAGTCAACGGCCAGATCCATTGGCACGGCCGTCACGGCGAAGGGCTGAACAACCCAAATAACAGCACCTTCATCGGATGGAAGAACTGGATGGAAAACGCTGCGCCGAAGCTGCAGGAATTGAATATAGATATGGTCAACTGCTCGGCGATCTCGGCAATCGGATGCTTTCCTAAGATAACCGTAGAGGACACGTTGAGGCGATGGAACCTATAAGAATATTTGTCGGCTGTCCCGCCAACGGGGAAGATGCCGAGGCGCAGGCGATGCTGGAATATACATTGCGCAAGCATCATCCCGACAACGATCTGGAAATCACCTGGATGATGCTTTCCAGAGACAAGGATTCGCCGTGGTACTCGAGCGCGACGTCGGGCTGGAATACGCAACTGTGGGCCACTCCGTTTTCGGTGTTTCGCTGGTCGATCCCGCACATCGTCGGCACCGGCAAGGCGATTTACATGGACGTCGACATGGTGGCGCTCGCTGACATTGCCGAACTATGGAATCAGCCTTTTCCGCCGGGCAAGGCGGTGCTGTGGAAGGACGAAAAGAATTCGTGCGTCATGCTGATGGATTGCGCGCCGGTCAAAGCCGCGCTGCCGCGGTTCGAGGACATGCGCCGCAAGCTAGGCGGGTATAGCGTCTATAGAGATATTCACGTCCGGCCATTGGCGGCTAAATTCAAGAACAATTGGAACTGCCTGGATGGCGAGAACTACGCCACACTGACCGATCCCGATATCAAGATCCTGCATTTTACTCGTGTGGAAAGCCAGCCGCATTTGAAATATGCGCTTCCGCGCCTGCGGGCGCAGGGCAAGAAACATTGGAATAGATGGACGCTGCGACGCGATGAGTCGATGCCACATGTGCGGGCCGACGTTGCCCCGCTGGTCGAGACGATCTGGCAGAACGCGCAGGAAGCCGGCTACACGGCGGCGAAGTACGAAGCAATGGCGTCCAACTTCGGCAACTATGACGCGGTTCGCGGCGGACATCGGGCGGCGTAGTGGGTGCCGGGGACGACATAATTGCCACGGGTTTGGCGCGAGGTTTCAAGGCTGACGGAAAGCTTGCTGCATTCGGGGACGGCCACAAGATTCTTTGGGGACCGTTCAGCGAAGAAATGTTCAGGCACAACCCGAACATCGCACAACCGGGACTTGAGCATCGACCGGAGTTGAAATGGATTCACCATTACAAGGGTGCGCGGCTTTACAACAAGCACGCCAATGGTCGATGGACCTGGAATTATGATTTCAAGGTCAAGCCCGGCGAATTCTTCTTCAACGAGGTCGAGCAGCACGTCATCGCGCACCGGCGCTCGATTGGTCCGTTTATCGTGGTCGAGCCGAACGTGGAGTGGCACAAGCAGGTGGCGCCGAACAAGGATTGGGGTGCGTCTAACTACAACGAACTGACGGCGCGGTTTATCAGGCATGGACACAGGGTGGTGCAGTTCATTCACAAGAACAGCCGCACCCGGCTGCGTGACGTGACGACTCTGCAATTCCACAAATTCCGCGAGGCGATTGCCACGCTGTCGCTGGCCAAACTCTACATCGGGCCGGAAGGCGGCATGCACCACGCGGCGGCGGCGGTTGGCATTCCTGCTGTCGTGATCATGGGCGGTTTCATCCCGCCGCAGGTCGTCGGCTATGATGGTCATGTAAACTTAACCGGCGGCGCCGAGGCGTGCGGCACCATTGGACCGTGCGAACACTGCAAGAAGGCAATGGCAAAAATATCGGTGGAGGAAGTGTGGGATTCGGCGACGCGATTATGGCCTCTGCACTAGCGCGCGGACTGCATGCGCAGGGCAAGCTTGCAGCGTTCCATGCCCCAGGTCCGAAGCGCAAGGATGGGACGTTTGAGGCGGCGACCTACCCACTAAAAATAAAATGGACGGGGTATTGTGACGATATATTCCTGCACAATCCGAACATCGCGCGGCCTGGCCAGGAAGATCAGGACAACATTATTTGGCACCTACACTACAAAAAGGTTTTTAGCTATTGCCGCTACGACGGTGCACAGCGCCGCTATATCTGGAAACCGGATTTCCAGGCACAGCCGGGCGAATTCTTCTTCACCGCTGACGAACTCGATCTGCCGGTGCCGAGGCCATTCATCGTGGTTGAGCCTAACCTTGCCTGGCAACGGCAGGTCAATCATAACAAGGATTGGGGCGAGGGCAGGTTCGAGGCGCTGGCGGTCAAGCTGATGAAGGCGGGCCACCAGGTCGTGCAGTGCATCCACGATAATTCGCGGCGCAGGATTCGCGGCGCGGTGCAGATCCCGACACCGCAATTCCATCAGTCGGCGGCGATCATGTCGCAGGCCAATCTCGTCATTGCGCCGGAAGGTGCCAACCATCACGCTGCCGCGGCGCTCGCCATTCCTGCGGTCATTGTGTGGGGCGACTGGTCGCCGCACGGCATGGGCTATCCTGGTCAAATGAAACTATCCGGCAAGGGACCGCTGCAAGCCTGCGGCAATACGTTCAACTGCCCGCATTGCCGAACGGTCATGGACTCAATAACGGTGGATGAGGTTTACGATGGCGCGATTCAACGGCTGCAAGGTGCTGCAGGTCTTGAGCGAATTCGACCAGTTCTGCAAAGTGCTGGTTGATGAAAAGGTCCGCTCATACCTCGAGATAGGTTGCTGGTCGGGCGGCACGATCCAGATGGTCGCGGCCAATGTCCTGCCGCGCGGTTCGCGCATCGTCGCGGTCGATAAGCCATTCAAGCCGACAAAGGAATTTCATCTGCGGCAGACCATCAACGGGCTATGCGCAAAGGGCTACGACGCTAAGGTATTCATCGGTGACAGCACCGACCCCAAGATCATCGCCGCCGCGCAGGCGTGCGGTCCCTATGACGCGGTATTCATCGACGGTGATCACCGGCTGGAATATGTCAAAAGCGATTGGGAGCATTACGGCACAATGGGACGCATCGTCGGCTTCCACGACATCGCCCGCGATCTGCCGGCCGACGCGCAAGGCGGGCCGCACGAGGTCGCTTCGTTCTGGCGCGATTTCAAGAACGGATACCGGCACGAGGAATTCATCAGCGAGTCGAGCCGCACCGGCGCCAAGGGTGGCGCCTTCGGCATAGGAGTGGTGTGGCGTGTATAAAATCAACGGGCACAAGATCCTGCAGTATCCCGGCGAACTTGAGCGGCTGATCGCGATATTCCGAGACAACAACGTGCGGTCTTATCTCGAGGTCGGCTGTAAATATGGTGGCTCTCTGTGGGAGATTGCCTGCGCTTTGCCGAAGGGATCGCGCATCGTGGCGATCGACCTGATGCAATACCAGGATCAGACCACGCATCTGCGCAACAGCGCCAACGATCTCACGGCGCGCGGCTATGATGTAACCCTGTTGCCGGGCGATTCCACCGATCCGAAAAAGGTCGAAACCATCCGCCCGCTGGGACCGTTCGACGCTTGCCTGATCGATGCTAACCATACGCTGCCCTACGTCACGAAGGATTGGGAGAATTACGGGCCGATGTGCCGCATCGTGGCGTTCCATGACATTAACTGGTACCGGCCGCCGGATTGGCCTGCCAACCACCCAGATCGCAAATATCAGATCGACGTGCCGCAATTCTGGAATGGATTAAAGGGCGGATACCGCCATGTGGAAATAAAGCTGGACAAGCAGGACAACGGGATTGGCGTGCTATGGCGCTGAACGTCATCACCTGGCTGTGGGGCAACAAGTACGGCCCTAAGGACGTGACCCGGCTTGCCAATGCCGTGAAGGAAAACCTGCAATGCGAGCATCGGTTTTTCCTGTTCACGGATCGCAAGTATTTTGGCCTGCCTGCGCATGTGAAGGTGGCGACCATAAGCGATCCGGCTCTATGCCAGCGCAATTGTTTCTGCCGGTTGCGCATGTTCGATCCGATCTGGCAGGGCTGGTATGGCATGGACGGCAAGATCATATCCATCGATCTCGACGCCATCATCACCGGACAGATTGACGAACTGTTTGCCGGCGACGCCACATTCAAGATCCTCAAGGGCGCCAATGCCAGCAATCCGAATCCGTTCAACGCCAGCGTGATGATGTTGAGGTCAGGTTGTCACGCCGACGTATGGGCAGACTTTTCCGTCGAGGCCGCAAACAAGATTCCGTTTCACGAATTCCCCGACGACCAGGGTTGGATCCATCACAAGTTGCCGGACGCTGACGGCTGGCCGGTTGGCAGTGCGTCAGGCATCTACGCATTCGAAAAACCAGGCTGGCCCGGAGGTCATGACCTGCCAACGGACGCACGGATCGTCGCCTTCTTCGGTTGGCGCAAGCCAAGCAACTTTATGTATATCCCGTGGATCAAAAAGTATTGGAAGACTGCCGCATAAACCCGCGCGAGGTGGCCTTTTTCTTTCCGGCCAACCTTACCAAGACATTCGCCGCCAAGGTCAAGCTGTTCATGCGGATGGCGGACTATATCGAAGGCGCTGGCGGGCGCGTCATCCGCGGTGATATCGATATGCTCGCGCGCGCGGCCGATGATGGCGCGATCCCCGTCATCGGCTGCACACCGCAGCTGCGCCCGCTGATCGAGCGCTGGTGTGCAAGCGGGCGGACATGGGTCTATTGGGACAGGGGATATTTCCGGCGCGGCTATTACCTGACCTGGCTGCCGAAAGGCGATGATGGCGGCTATTACCGCTGGCACATCAACCGCCCGCAGATGGGCGAAATCTACGACGTGCCCGACGACCGCTGGAAACGGCTGCAGATCGACAACCAACTGCGCCCTTGGAACAAGGACGGCAAATATATCGTCATCATCGACACGCCGTCTGACTACTGGAACCTGTGGGACAACATCGGCTGGGTGAAGAACACCGCCGAATATCTGCGGAGCATAACCAAACGTGAAATCAGAATCCGCGACAAAGAAAGTAAGATTCCGCTATATGCCGAACTTGAGCGGGCGCATTGCCTGGTGGCGCATGGTTCGAACGCTGCAATTGAATCTGTGGTCTTTGGCTGCCCGGTATTTGTAGATCGTTCGAGCGCGGCTGCCCTGGTTGGGCAAACCGATTTTGCCAGCATTGAAACGCCGGTCTATCCCGAACGACAACCTTGGCTCAATTCAATCTCTTATTGCCAGTTCACAGAAAGGGAAATGATGGACGGCACCCTTTGGAAGATGATTCGCTGATGCCGTGGGTCAGGTTTACCAAGAACTTCGACTGGCAACCGCACAACGCCCGCTGGATGATTTCATATAAGGCCGGGTCGGTGTTGCTTGTGAAGCAAGTTGTGGCAAACAATGCAATCCGCGAGGGCAAGGCGGAACCAATTGAAAGACCTATAAATGCCGATAGCAGTCGCAGGCGATCTCAGGTATCGGGTCGGGTTCTATAGCCGCGACACCGGGGCAGGCTCGCCTGACGTGCCGGATTACGGCAGCGGGCCGGGTTACTCGGACACGGCGGCTTTCATTGTGTGGGCTGATATCACGCCAAGGCTGGGCGGCGAGGCGATCCTGGCAGCGCGGTTGACCGGAAAGAACTTCGCCAACATCACCGTCCGTCAAAGCAGCAACACCGATCAGGTGGACACCGATTGGAAATGCAAGGACGAGGGCACGGGTGAGATTTACAATATCCGATCTGTCATCGACCCGCACCAAGGGGACCACAGTCACGGCCTGTTCTGGGAAATGCTGTGTGAGAAAGGCGTGGCGGTCTGATGGCCAGGAACGCTTCGGTTGAGCGATTTCGTTTGCTGACGGAGGAACTGAAAAAAGAAGTTCATGTGGAAGCCGTGGCGGAATTGAACCGGCAGGCGGCGGCATTGGCCGAATTGATCAGGTCAGTCGCGCCTGTCTATCAGGGGCCGGTTGAGCCGGGCGGGGAATTGAAAACATCTGTCCGCATGATTCCAGACCGCAGCAAGGATACAGTGGTGCGGATCGTAGCAGGCGGAAAACTTACCACGCGCCCGGCGATTTCATCGCAGCCTTATGATTATGCTCGCGCCGATGAGTTCGGGACGCATAAGATGGCGGCAAAACCATTCTTCTTTCCCACCTACCGATTGAGGAAAAAGAAAATAATTTCCGCCATGAAGCGCAAAATCACCGCTTCGATCAAGAAACGATCGGCACCGGCCAATGTCTGATCCGTCACTCAACCTGCAAGCCGCTATTGTTTCCAGGTTGAAAAACGATGCGGGAGTGACCGCGGTTGTCGGTCAGCGCATCTATGACGAGGTCCCGGCCAATCCGACGTTTCCGTATATCTCAATCGGGGACAATCAGGTTCTGCCAGACGATGCCGACTGCATCGACGGCACGGAAATCTTCTGGCAACTGGACGGATGGGCGCGCGACCCACACTTTCCGACTGTCAAACAGATCAGCCAAGCGGTAGTGGCTGCGATGCATAATCTGCCGCTCACGATCACCGGGTACAACAACATCATCTGCGAACTAAACACGGTGAACTACCTGCATGATCCGGACGGTATCACCCGGCATGTCGCTATCAACATTCGGTTTCTCATTCAGGCGCAATAGAAAGGAAGGACTCCAATGGCTGCTCCAACCACGATTCCCGGTCATCGAATTCTCATTCTTGTCGGCAGCGGCGGCGACTCGCCGGGTTCGCCCGACGTGTTTTCTGAACCGTGCGGACTCGTCACCAAGGGCATCAACTTGACTGCCGCGACGGGCACATCGGTCATTCCAGACTGTACCGATCCGTCTCTCGCGGCGTGGGAGGCCAAAGACGTTGTGTCGCTTGCGCTGGAAGTCACCGGCACGGGCGTGATGGCGGTTGAAAGCTTCCAGACATGGAATCTCTGGTTCCTTGGCGGGACGGAACGCGCATGCCGCATCCAGCTTGTGTCGCCTTCTGGCTTTAGCAACTATCTCGGCTACTATCTCGGCAACTTCATCCTGTCCGCCCTGACGTGGGGCGGTGAGCGCGGCCAGAAGGTCACCATCGACGTGACGCTGGTCAACAACGGTGCCGTCACCTTCGTGAATGCCTAGTCATGGCAGCAAACGGGGAAGTCGAACTGGTCTGGGGCGACGGCGAGCATAAGTTTAACATCGCCATCCTGCGCTGTATCCTCGAACTTGAGGACAAGTGCGGCGCTGGCGTTGCGGAAATCTACGCGCGGATCTCGAACGGCAAGTGGAAATACAACGATATCCGTGAAACCATCCGCCTTGGTTTGAACGGGGCAGGCATGACACCGGACCGTTCCGTGCGTCTGGTGGAACGGTACTGCGACAACCGACCGTGGACGGAAAGCCTGCTGACGGCGCAGGCGATTCTGATTGCCGCGATGGTTGGCATACCGGGGGACGAACTGGCAAAAAAACCGGAGACGGAGCAGGCCAAGGCCGATCAATCTACCGCGCCGACGGAAAGATCGCCCGCTCCGTCCTCTATGGACTCGGCGCAGCCATCGGATTCACGCCGCGAGAACTAGACGGAATGACGATGTGGGAACTGGCTGCGTGCATCGATGGTGTGAACTATGCCAACGATCCGGAGCGCAAGCCTGAACCCATGACCAATGAGGAATTTGACCAGATGCTGCGGGACTATGACCACCTGATAGCACCGAGGAACTGACATGGCCGGTGATACTGCTGCATTGGTCGTTGCGTTATCCGCGCAACTGACCAAGTTCGAAAAGGATATGAAGAAGGCATATGAAATTGCCGACAAAGGTGTTGCCGATATTGAGGAACGATTTAGCAAGGTAAACGTCTCGGTCGGCATTAAGGGCGGCGAAGGCTTAGAGGCACTGATCAGCGGGCTAAAGACCCTTGCTGGCGCTGGCGGCTTAGCGGCAATCATCAGTCAAGTCACATCGCTGAATGAGCAGGTTGCCAAGATCGGAGAAAGCGCATCGCGCGTTGGGTTAACGACAGATCAGTTTCAAAAGCTGCGGTTCGCCTTTGTGGCAACCGGATCATCGGTTGAGGCGGCAGAAAGTTTCATCGACACATTCAGCCGCAAGGTTACCGAAGCGGCACAGGGAACGGGGGCGCTTTATAATTTTCTGCATGCGAACAATATCGAGGCACGGCAGTTTGCCAAGCTGCCGATCAATGAGCAGATCGGGCGTTACGCGGATCTGGTAAAGAACGCCTCAACAAACAATCAGATATTCATTTCATCGCTTGTGTCGTCACGCCAGGCTGCGGCGGGGGTGACCGACGCCTTAAAGGATGGCCGCGAAGGATTGGTGGCACTTGGCGATCAGGCGGAAGCGACTGGCGTTCTGCTTGATAGAGGTTTCGTCCAGCGCGCACAAAAAGCCAACAAGGAATTTCAGATTTTAAAATTGCAGGCGACGACTTTTTTGCAAGAGGCTGCACTAGCCGCTTCAGAACAGTTCAAAAAGCAAAGCCAACAAAACGTCGAAAACAACAAGCAGTTGATCGACGGGTGGAACAGATTTTTGGAGGTAGTCAAAACCACATTTCCGGGGCTGGTGGACTATCTTAAAGAAGGTTTCAAAGACGTAGGGCAATCAATCGAGGATGCCGCAAAGCTAAGGGGGGTTGCAACGCAGCAGTCCAATTTTGCTCGTGGCGTTGAATTATTAAAGGGCGGGCAGGGTACGCAATTAACCCAAAAGCAGATGGGAGAATTCCCTGGCTATCAAGCCGCGAAAACGACTAACGAAGACCTGACCAAGATATATAACGAACAGCAAGCGACGTTTCAGAAACTTATCGACCAGCAAAACAAGCGAAATCAATTGTTGTTGGCCGAAGCGCAAACGATGGGACAAACCATCGGCCAACAGACGGCCTACAAAACAGAAATTGCATTGCTTAATGATGTGACCGAGAAGCAAATTCCGCTGTCGGCGGCGATGTATCAAGAAATTCTCAAGGTCGCGGCGGCGGCAGGTGAGGCGGCACAACGTGCGGAAGATGCCCGCATAGCATGGCAGGGCTTGAATAATGCCGTGCAATTTGCGGGCAATCAGTTAATAGACATTTTGGACGGCCTCATCAACAAGACAACGACATGGCAGGATGCGCTGAAGAATCTGCAGCAGGCCCTGCTAAAGGCGATGTTGCAGGCGATTATTTTAGGCCAAGGGCCACTTGGTAACATCCTTGGTCTCGGCGCTACTACGCCGGGAGGCACGGGCGGAATTTTTGGTGCATTGCTCAAGGGGTTGACGGCTAGGCAATCTGGTGGTCCGGTCGGTGCCGGTCGTCCCTATATCGTCGGTGAGCACGGGCCGGAACTGTTCGTGCCCGGTTCGTCAGGCAAGATTGTTCCCAATCAAGTCAGCAAGTCATCCACCGGCACTGGATTGCAGGTCGTTGTCAACAACACGGTATCGCAGGACACTGAAACAACGACCCGCCGCGAGCAGGGACCGGGCATCGACCGGCTGGTGATCGACATTGTGAAGCGCGGCATGTCGGGCGGGCAGTTCGATGACGTGAACCAGTCACGCTTCGGCATGCGGGCAAGGAAGGTGCGATGACGACCGCAGCATGGCCAGCATCGACGCTGCGCTGCCCCGTTCTCAACTTCACGGAGACGCCGCAGCCGAACGTGGCATCGTTCAAGCCGGAAGTCGGCCCGCCGAAGATGCGGCGACGGTCAACGGCCAAGGGCTGGCTGACGTCGCTGACGTTCCGCTTTTCCAATTCGCAGCTAACGTCCTTCTATACGTTCTATGAAACCACGCTCGAGGACGGCAGTCTGCCTTTCACGATGAACCATCCGCGCACGACCACATCGTACAACTGGATGTTCAGTGATGAGCCGGAGATCACCCGCACATCGCCTGGCTACAACATGGTTGCGCTTCGTCTGGTGCGATTGCCGTAAATGCCGCGCACGCTGAATGTCGATTTTCGCAAGGAAAGCGAGGCGCAGTTTTCCGGCGAAGCCGTTGTCGTTTTCCTTACCATCTCGCACGGCACGCTGGCCGATCCGATCCGGGTCAATTGGGATACCAAGGATTTTGTGTATGACGGAAACACATACATCGGCTTTCCGTTCGCCCTAAACATACTTACTGACGACGAGAGTCCGCCAAAGGCGCAACTGCAAATCCAGAACATCGACCCGCGCATCGGCGACACGCTGCGCACCCTGATTACACCGCCACGGTTGAAGATAGAAGTGTTGTCGACGCTTGACTTTGATCTGACCGCCGACCCAAGGACGGAAATAGGGTCGCCTGGCGCGACGGTGATCTACTCCGCCGACAAGCTATTCCTGATCAATGCCAGCGTGGACTTCCTGACCGTGACGGCCGAGATTGTCGGGTGGGATTATCTGCAGCGGGTGTGGCCGGGAGTGCGCGCCACACAGGCATACTTTCCAGGGCTGTTCCGGTGACTTGGACCGCGAAATATATCGGACTGCCGTTCAAGGACCACGGACGCGACTGGGACGGGGTAGATTGCTGGGGACTTGTGCGTTTGATTTTATGGCACGAGCGCAAGATTGAAATTCCGTCCTACGGGGATACATCGGCACTCGACCTTGCCAACGTTGCGGGACTGATGAAGGTGAAAAGCATTGCCGAGCCTTGGGTCAACGTCATCCCGGCTGCGGCGCACGAGTTCGACGTGGTGGTGATGCATCATCGACGCGACCCGATCCACGTCGGCATCATGGCTTCGTCAACGCACATGATGCACATCGAGGAAAAGATTTCAGCCGTGCTGCTGCCGATAACGCACCCGACCATCCGCTTCCGTTATCCCAAGTATTTCAGGCACAGGCAGTTGCTCGATCATGCGGCTTGACGCGAATAGGATTCCACTCGCCTACCGCGCACCGTTCGACTTCGGCAAGTGCTACGTTGACGAGCGTCTGCCGGGCGAGAGCATCCTTGATATGGTTTTGAGCGTGCCCGATCTACCGCGCGACTTCATGCGCAACGGCTACGTCTGCATCAACAACGAGGTCGTCCCGCGTAACCTGTGGAAGCATGTCAGGCCACGACCGGCGACGGCGGAGGTGCCGATCTGCGTTACCTTGCATTATGCGCTGCAAAGTCCCGGCGGCGGTGGGGGCGGCGGTGGTAGGAAACAGATACTCGGCCTGGTTGCCGCGATTGCATTGTTGGTGGTGGTGGCATTCCTCACTGGTGGTGCGGGTGCGGCGGCGTTTCCTGCCTTGGGCGGCGAGCTTTTTCTTGGCGTTACAGTCGGTCAAGTCGTTGGCGGCGCGGTCGGCATTGCCGGTGCCCTGGCCATCTCGGCTCTGACGGCGCCACCCGTCAGCGCGCCAGGTGTTGAAAGCGGCGCGAGCCTGAACAGCGAGCAGGCTGAAGCTGCGGCAGCGAGCGGCAACGCCCTAGATCGCGGTGGAGCCATCCCGCGAGTCATCGGAACGCGGAAAGTGTTTCCGCCCTTTGCCTGCGAGCCGGTGGTCGAACTGGTCGGCCAAGACGAATATGTCGAGGCACTCTATATTCTCAACGGACCACACTTGCTTGAGGATATCCGCATCGACGGCAATCCAATTGCTGACGCCGAAGATGTTGATTACGAGACACGGGAAGGCTGGACCAGCGATACCCCGGTGACATTGGTCGAGCGACAAGCCCGCACCTTCGCACCGCAACTAGAACTTTCTGTGCATTCCGTTGATAGCGGAAACTCTTTCCTGCTGCATCAATCCCTGCCGGAAAGCGATCTGCCGGTGTGGCACGGCGTGACGACGCGCAGCCTGATGGACGAAATATGGCTGCATTTTCTGTTGCCGGGCGGGATTTCCAATGCAACCACGGCTTCCGTGGCAATCCCGTTTCGCATTCGATTTCGCGAGCGCGGCGAAACGACGTGGATCAACTGTCCTGAATTTCACGCAATTTCAGGTTCGGTTAATCAATTGCGTTTTGCCGTTCAGTTCAAGTGGGCAACGGCAGTTTTTCAAGCGCCACCGGGTGCCGGTTCTGCAGGGGATTCCGGTGCCATCTACTATGCCCATATTGACGTGCCGCCACAGACAGTCACCCCTGCGACGCCGACTGATCAAGAGTGGAATGCCAACAGCTACTTTGATGATGCAGGCGGCGGAACGCTTTATATAGTTCCCGGAAGTACCGAAGCCAGCACTCGCATACAAAACGTCGCGCTGACATCCAACGGCATCACCTTCTGGATGGATGAAAATACTTTTCCGAAAGGAATGTATGAGATCGAAATCAAGCGGGGATCGCCATATCTGGTCGCCAGTTTTACCGGCACGACTTACACCTATTCCGGCACGGTCACGGATTTCTTCTGGTACAAGACTTCCGCAGGTAACCACATAGTGCCGCAGAGCCGGGCGAACATCTCAGATCGATGCATCTTGAATCGTGTCGTGTCGGTCTGGAACGAAGCGCCGATCGCGGCGCTAGGTGAGGGAAAATTCTCGCAGATCGCCATTCGCGCACTGAATCGCAGCATTCGGCAACTGTCTGTTGTGGCGTCCGGCTACGTGCGCGATTGGGACGGTAGCGGGTGGAACGACTGGACGACGACATCCAACCCGGCACCGCATTATGCCGACGTATTGAGCGGCGCGCAGAACCTAGACCCGCTGGCGGAGGACCTGCGCGACGACGACGCACTGGTGGCGTGGCGCTCCTTGTGTGTGCAGAACGATTGGACATGCGACAGCATCGTGAACGACACCCGCACGCAGGACGTATTGGGACTGCTGGCGTCGTGCGGCTATGCGCGCCCATATCAGTCGGACATCTACGGCGTGACCGTGGACAACGACCGGTCCGCCGACACGCCAACTCAGATATTCTCGCGGCGCAATTCGGTCGGCATGAAGTTCGAGCGAGGCTTTGCGAGAGTCCCTGCCGGGTTCAACGTCAGCTATAGGGATGAAACCGAGGACGATGATCAGGCGCAGATCGCGGTCTATCAGCGCGACCCGTCGTTCAGCGACCTCACGGTACTGGAATCAGTCAGCTATGACGGCCTGATTAGTTCCAGCAAGGTCACGGCGCGGGCGCAGTTCGATCTTGACCAGGCAAATCTGCGCTCGACGTTCTACACGTTCGACACCGACATCGAGAATATCGTCTGCCGTCGCGGCGATCTGGTCGGTGTGCAGCACGACGTGCTGACCAGCCGCGCGGGCGACGGCTACATGTACTCAAAGCAAACTTCTGGATCGCCAAGCCAGATCACCGGCATCACGCTGGACGCAGAACTGCCAATCACCAACGAAACCGAATGGTTCTCGCTGACGGACGTGTTCACAGTCACAGATGTCTTTCTCGTCGGCATCACCACCGGCATCGTCATCCGGCACACAGATGGGACGCTATCGACGCATGAACTATCGAACTCGACCGGATCAACGAAGGTGCTGACCTTTGCCACGCCGTTCACCGATGATGCGACCATTCAGGGCTTTGACAACAACGACAGGAAATACGGCTGCATGGTCGTGGCCGGGGATCTCAGTTACGAATATCGCCGCCTGCTGGTGCAGTCGATCACGCCGAAGGAGGACCTGAAGGCAACGCTGGTTCTGGTGGACGAAGCTACCGATCTTGTGCGCTACACCGCAATCACCCGGCTGCTGCTGCACTTTGAGGGCACAGACGGATCGACCGATTTCGAGGATTCGTCGCGCAACGACCACGAAGTCGAGTCGCTGGACGGTGATCCGAAGATCGACACCGCGCAGTTCAAGTTCGGCGCGTCGTCGCTGGAACTGGACGGCTCATCCAATGCCTTCTACTACCCTGACCACAAGAACTGGAATTTTGGCCGCAACGACTTCACGGTTGATTTCTGGATCAGGCGCAACGGCTCGCAGACTGCACTCGCCGGAATTCTGGGGACTTGGACTTCGGTAGTGATTGGCGGGTGGTTCTTCTATTGGGGAGCAGGCGGAGCTGCGAATGCCATACAGTTCGATGATGGTCAGGGAGTTACACTTACCAACTCAACCACGATCAGCGACGCGACGTGGACGCACGCCGCGGTCGAGCAGTACAACGGTACAACTAAACTCTTTATCGCAGGGACTTCCGTTGCTTCAGTGTCAACACCTAATGGGATTGCCTACGGCGGGACTGGTCTGGCGATTGGCTCGATCTCAACAGGATCATTCGTCCAGCCCATCATGACCGGATGGATTGACGAATTTCGCATCAGCGGTATCGCGTGCTATCAGGGCGCGAATTTCACACCCGAATCCGCAGCGTATGGAGAACCGGACTAATGGCACTCGACAGATTGACACCGACCACCGGGCCAAAGACCGGGACGGCCTACGCGACCGAAATACAGGAGGAAGTAACCGGCCTGTGGGACCGCGCCGTATGCACGCTGACCGGCGTGGCGGGCACCAACACCATCACCGCCACGCTGACGCCCGCGCTGACCGGCAGTCTGCAGAACGGGATGCCATTCATCCTCAAGCCTGCGGCGACAAACACATCGACGGTGACGCTCAATCTCAACGGCGGCGGTGCGGTCGATGTGCGTGACGCGGAGGACACCGCGCTAGTCGCTGGCGCATTGCGAATTAATGCCAGCTATCTACTCCGCTACGACTCGACGTTCGCCCACTTCGTCATCGTTGGCTATGTTCCGGCGGCGACGCTTTCCCCGATGGCTGTGCTGTTGGTCAGCGCAGGGGCAGGAGCATCGATTGATTTCACCACAAATATCAGTTCTTCCTATTTCGCGTATCAAATAGTGCTGAACAATCTACGACCGGCAACGGACGACGTTGAACTCTGGCTACGCATTAGCACGGACGGAGGTGCTAACTATCAGGTCACGAACTACGATTATGTTCATACCAATGTCAGAGCCGACACAGGCGCTTCTTCTGTTATCTCCGCGACGGCAGGGGCCAAGATCATACTGGCTGGCAATTCCGCGGCCGGTCTGGCAGTCGGAAGCGCCGCTGAGGAAGGTGTCTCAGGCATTATCACCTTTCATGATCCAGCAAGTTCTACCATTTACAAGCCATTCAATTTTCAGGGCGGTTATATCAGCGCGCAAGCGACTCCGACGCTTTGGACCTTCAACGGCTCTGGAATGTGGAAAACCGTGACGGCGATCAACGCCATTCGCATCATGTTCGAGAGCGGCAACATTACTTCTGGCACTGCTCAGCTTTACGGAATGAGATTCAGCTAATCATGACCAAAGCAGAAAAACTTGCTCTGCTCGACAAGCTATGGCCAAACGCGCCGACCACGCTGCTCGACGCGATTATCGAGTACGGGCCAGCACTTCGGGAGAAGTACGAGATCAACACGCCGCTGCGGCTGGCGCACTTCATGGCGCAGATCAGCCACGAGAGCGGCGGCGGCACCATCACCATCGAGAACATGAACTACACGACGGCGCGGCGCATCTGTCAGGTCTGGCCGTCGCGATTTCCAAGCGAGGGGAGCGCACAGCCCTATGTCAAGAACCCAAGAGGTCTTGCGAACAAGGTCTACAACGGTCGCATGGGCAACAGGTCAGGAACAGACGATGGATACAATTATCGTGGACGCGGATTACTGCAGCTTACGGGCCGGGAAAGTTATCAGCGTATCGGGAAAGCACTTGGCCTTGACTTGGCCGGTGATCCAAACCTCGTGAACCAGCCGCCGCAGAACTCGCTCGAGATCGCGGCGCGCGAGTTCAAGGAACTGAAGTGCCTGCCGTCCGCAGACGCCGACGACGTGCGAGCGGTAACGAAGAAGGTGAACGGCGGGTACAACGGGCTGGAGGACCGCAAGCAATGGCTGGCAAAGTGGAAGAAGGTTCTGATCCCGAAGCTGGACCTGACGGGGTAAAGCACATGGGCGCACTGGAAGAAGGCGGCAAGGCGCTAGGCAGCATCGTAGATGCGATGAAGTCGTCGCCGCTGGCGCTGGCGCTCATTCTTGTCAATCTGGTCTTCATCGTGTTCACGACGTACATCCTGCATGAACTCGCGGAGAACCAGCGCATCCGAATGGCCGCTCAGGAAAAGATACTGACACAATTGATCAGAGACTGCACGAGCGGACGAAAGCCAGAAGAACAATCCATGCTGCGCCTGCCGCCAGTACCGACCATCCCAATAACGAAGGAGGCTACAAAATGAAAACAATTTTGCTAGCGTTGCTGTTCGCCATCGCCATGACAGCCAATGCAGACGCCAAGAAAAGACAAGTCTATATCAACAAGCCGTCGCCGCCCGCTTATGTGCCGGGGACTGTGCCGCTTATTGCGGTGCCGCCGCTCGCGGTCGGTTTTGATCTTGTTCGCCGCACGTCGTGCGATCCACGAGTGGCGGTGAGCACAGGCAAGGGCGATCCTGGTTTCGATCTAGTCAACGGGCCGCTGTATGGGAATTTCCTTGTGCCTGCAATATATCGCAAGGAATGTCAGGCGCAGCCGAAGTGATGCCATGCCGACATATGAATATAAATCGATCTACGTGACCCGCTCGCCCGGTGCGGATCGCTACGTGCCAGCCGATGACTTGCTGAATGGCAATGGTGACGAAGGCTGGCAATTGGTTTGCACATCGACGGTGCCAGGTCATCTGACGACCGCCATCTATGAAATCTTCTATTTCACGCGACAGAAAGTCGGACCTACAGAGGGAGGGAACCATGATTGAATCAGTCATCTTGTCGCTGATTTACATTCTCGTAATCGCGGCGGTCATCTACATCATCCTGTGGATTCTCTCGACCGTGGCCGGGGTGCAGTTGCCGGAAAAGGTCATCCAGATCATCTGGATAGTGTTTGCGCTCGTCTGCCTGCTTATACTTGTGAGGCTGCTTTTACCGGGACTGGGCGTCAAGCTTGGCGCCCTGCTGCCCATGCTGGCGTGACGCGCAAGACATTCTGCGCTGTCTTTGAAAAGATAAAGCCGCCCCCGTTGCTGAGGGCGGCTCTTTGTCTATGCGGCGTGGATGTCTGCCGCCTCATCCTCACACAGCGGAGTCTCTACCGCTGATTTGAGTTCGGTTAGCGCCTTATCCATTGTCTCCCAGGTGACTCCACCGGCCGGGAAGTAGGCGTAATGGGCGGTCATCTTGGGGAATGGCTTTTTGTACGAAGCCTTCGGGATTGGGTGGTCGTAGTGCTTTGTCACCATGATTGTGACGCCCGCACTCGGAACCCATAGGCACTCGACCTGAATGGTTCTGTTGCCTATTACCTCGGACCAGAGGCACCGTAGATTGTGCTTGTGTTCAAGCTCGGACCAACGGGCTTCCATATCGTCTGGCTTTGTGCTAGACATTTGTCTCTCCTATTCAGTTGTCAAACAGCCTCGCCGGTTGGCTCATCCCAACCGACGCAGGCATGTTAGCAAACGACTTTTCCAAAATCGGAAAACGCACCGCAACATGAACGTGGCTCTAGGACAACTTGAACGGTTTTGATGATTTGGTTTTCAATTTGCCGGAATATTCTCCGGGGATTGTGCGGTGCGTTTCGGAGTGTCACAATTCAATTCGTCAATTGCATCAATCTAAAAAACGCAATAAAGTTGCTAAAATAGTTTTTCGACAGGACGGGGGAGCCGGGTCGCGAATGGCCCGGTTTTTATTTTGCCTTCGCCTCAATCTGTTCCTTTGTGGGGGTCATGGCTTATCCTTCATCGCCCGTATGGCGGCGGCGATTTCACCGGCAACCAAATTGTCACGCAAATCAAAGGCGAAAGTATCCGCCACCTGCGCACAGCGTTCGATGGTGGCGGCTTCCAGTGTGAGCATTTCCTTTCGTAACCGCGCTTCGATGTGGATGCCCTGATTGGCAACCTCTTGCCATCGCTTGTCGGTCATTTTGGTCTCCATTCAATGCAGGTATCCATCAGCGCCTGTGTAGCACCGGACACCGGGTCGATAATCAGGACGCGCTGGCGGTCTGTCTTGGCGCAAACCCATGCGCTGACTTCTATGCGGTTGTGCAGCATCGCGTTGTTCAGGTAGGTCGCCGCGCTCAATGCGGTCAACCAAGCAATCAGCAGGATCGCAAGAATGAGCCGCGTCAAGTGTCTAACCCTGAGAACAATCAGATATCTTTGAGCGTCTAACCTTTTGATATTTCATAAAATCCATATTTCGGGGGTCTTTGTGGATATTGAATGAAGTCGCGGACTTCCACTGTCTAACCATTCAAAAGCTATCCGTGCCAATGCTGGATTGTTCGGCTTGAGTGTCTAACCGATCCGCCTCCATTATCGCCCGCCCGATGATTTCCGGGATTTGCGGGATGACGGAATTTCCGACGGCGTGAAGTCTGTCCAGCCTTCCTGGTAGCCCATCATCCATTCTGCGAAGGAGGGGTTGAGGCCAACAATTTCCTCGCTCGAACGGAGCATCGCAGACTGACTGCAAATCCTCCTCGCCACGCAGCCACCACGATCCAGGCGGGCTAAAATTCTTGCCTGAGACCAGTCGCGGCCCTCGCGTGCCGACGGGGTAGGCAATAATCCAGATACGGTCGCGCTCGTGAATGGCACCGACATCGCTGGCGCGTATGCAATGCCATTCCGTGTCATAGCCGATCTCGGCCAGGTCTCCGAGAATTTCGCCCAATCCTCGACAAAGGAGCGCTGCCACGTTCTCCACGATGACGTAGTCCGGTCGTACCAGGCGAATGGTTCTAAGAAACTCCCGCCAGAGTCCTGAGCGGGCTCCGGCAAGTCCGGCGCCTGAACCGGCAAGGCTGATATCCTGACAAGGGAATCCACCGGAGATTGCATCAACCTCAATTCCGTCTGTTGCGAGGCGTTCGGCGGTAAGTGTTGTAATGTCGTCGTAGCAGGGGACGTGGGGCCAGTGCTTTGCGAGGACTCGCCTGCAGAACGGATCAATTTCACAGAACGCAACGGTTTGGAACCCGGCCCTTTCGAGGCCGAGGGAGAACCCGCCGATGCCCGAGAACAGGTCAAGCAGTCTCATCCCGTTTTTTTCGTCTGGTCCGCCGCTTCCCATCGCCTGATCGCATTCCTGGCCATCTGTTTTCGCGCCGCGCGCCTGGTGTAGTGCAGCGCCATCTTGGCCGAGCGATGTCCGGTCACCGCCATGATCTCATCGATAGAGCAACCGGCTTCTGCCAATGCCATCGCGGCATTCTTGCGCAGGCCGTGGAATGAATAGCCCCTGATGCCGAGCCGCTGCAGCTGATTGCGCACCAGGCGGGCCAGGGAAGCCGGGTCATAAGGTTTGCCGCGCTCGCCTGTAAGAACATATTCACCGCGCCTTGGCATTGTCTGTAAGACTGCGGCTAAGGCTTTGTGACACGGCACCATCACATACTCGCCGGTTTTCTGCTGCACGACTTCGATCGTCTCGCCGTCGAACTGCGACCATTTCATCTTCACCACATCGGATCGGCGCTGCCCGGTGTAGCGGCCCAGCATCACGGCAAGGCGCAGATGCGCCGGCGCGCTGGCATCGAAGGCGGCGAAGATGTCATCGGTCCATGGCTGGCGTTCGTTGGCTTCGCTGCGGTCATGCACGCGGGTGACGCCGACGGTGGGATTGGCCTCGAGGCCGTCAAGGTTCAGCCGATCGTCGGCGAACTGCCACAGCACCGACAGGCGGCTGATGGCGCTGTCGGCAACCGATGCGGTATGCGCCTGGTGAAAGTGGTTGCGGATCATCTTGACGTGCTTGGCCTTGAGATCGCGCAACAGTCCGGCACCGAATCTTTCCTTGAGCTCGTCGAAGATGCGGCGATCGGCGCGGACTGTTGACGGGGCGCGGCCTCTGAATTCGTCGGTTGAGACATAACGATCGATGACCCAGCCAAGGCTGCCGTTGAGGAAAGCGACCTTGTGCGGATCAAAGCCGAACTTTTCCTTGGCGTTGGCGGCTTCGTAGGCGGCAAGAAAGCCCGGCGATCCTGGTGCCGGCAGCGCGATGGCGGGGAAACCCTTGCGGCGAAAGTAATAGCGCGCCTTGCCGTGGCGATCGGTATAGGCTTTCACATACCGCAGCTTCATTTCATGTCCTTCATGATGGTGTCGAAGCTGTTGCGATCATCGGCCGACATCTGCTCGAAGGCCAATTCTAGCGCCAGCCGGTCCCACAAAGCCATTGCATCAATGTAGGTTGGTTTCGGTAATTTCCCTGCATCCACCAGCTGCAGGAACTTGCTGCGCGACATGGACAAATAGGCCGCGGCCCGATCGGCCCGCATGGCGCGCGGTGGATAAGCCAGGTGGTCGTGCAGCTTTAGTGTCATTATGAGCTAGCGCCACCACGCTTTCGCAACTCGCTTTCGATCTTCTCCACGATGTTCGATTTCAACGGCACCGGGTTCGCTGGCTGGCGTTTCGGGGCGTAAGCCTCTGGACCTTGCCCACGCGCCGAGAGCGCCAGTGTTGTCTCGACAATCTGCAAACGGGTGAGGACGATCTGCATGTCCTCTGAAGTAAGTTCCCCCTGACCAATCGTAAAAGTCCCGCGAATGAAGATGTGGTTGTTGATTTCCCGCGCCAGTGCTTCCAGCAATCTTTCGTTCTCGGCGCGGCGCAGGCTTGTCAGCAAATCGCGCAGCAATGTTTCTGGCTGTGACATTGATCTTTCTCCAAACCCCCATGATCGATGATCGCCGGCCAGGCGGGAGCAAGCCCAGCAACGACAAGGCAGCGGCCAGTCCTATCAAGACAAACAACGCCAGCCATGCACCGGCTGACGGCGCGGCTTTCTTCGGTGCCGGCGTCGGCAGCGGCACGACATCGGACTCAAGCGGCGTCGGATCTGGCGCGAACAGCGGATCGGCAAATGCAAGGCGATCGGACTTCCCGACTGGCTGGACAATCGTGAACGTCACGAAGCGTTCGCGGAAGGTGTCGAACTTGTCGGTCGGCTGAGTGCCGTTCGCGTCAAGCACGGCTTCGGCCTTGTGTTCGGCGACGGGCGGCGCGACCTTTGGCAGTGGTGCTGCCACCTTTTTCTTCCTGACGATGGCGCGGTCCTTCATCGTCCCCCAGCAGCCGCGCGACTTCCACAGGTGCGCGGTCGGATACTTTGCCCGTGCCTCTTGCAGCGTCGGGCAGTCAGGCGTTGCCAATGCCGTTGTAATGAACGCAGCGACACCACAAGCAGCCATGAAGAAGCTGACCCACCAATTGAATTTGATATGCGGGCGGCAGGCATATGCCGCTGAAAGAACCATACAATAGAGCGACAGCTTCATGGCGTTCACCGTGCCGCTTTCCTCAATGCCTTGATGACTTCTTCCTTCGTGCGGCCAAGCGCGTCGTTCCATGTTGCGGGGTTGCGATATCCCTTTGTGATTTTTTTCAACCGGTGCCCAAGTTCGACATGAACCTCGTCCGGCATAAAACCGAATGCGCGTATGGATCCGAACAGGCAGACGCGACCGTCCGGCATGCTCATGGCGCGCTGGCACCATCCGTGCTTTTCGATATAGTCGGCAGCGAAGTTGAGAATTTGTTTCGCCTCGTGTTCGATTTCGATTTTAGGGTTATGCAGCATGGCTTCTAATGATCCTTCCTTGCTACTTCCCGCGCCATCACCGGCATGTATCCATCGCGCCACATGCGCAGCAGTTCGTCCGCGGCCTGTTGCGGCGTGCAGCCCAGCACCTTGGCCATCACGGCGATGGCACCCTCCAGGCTGATTTCCTCATCGTCGTCGTCGAACCCCATCGCGCTGTTTCCTCAATTTTCAACGGTGCGCTTTTCGTAGCCTCTTGCTTTCATGCAAAGCGTTCCTAATTCTGCGGCGCGGATAGCCTCGCTAAAACCTGCGTTCGTCGATGTAGTGTCGACTGTTCGTTTAACTTCATACATGCATTGGGCTTCATCGTTCTTTAGCGCTGCTGCAGTCACACCCGGCTTATCCCAAACCCAAGTGCGATTGCACCCAGCCAGCGCCAATGAAATACAAATGACGCATATGAGCCGACTCATCACTCCGCACCCGTTTTCAGTTCGAGCTCGTCGGACATCTCGGCGCCCGGCTGCGCTTGTTCGCCGCCAAAGGCATCAAGCCGGTCGGCAATGGCGGTGAGTGGCTTCACGTTCGGGTGCGGGTTGTCCTTTTTGTCGGCTTCCAGATCATCATCGCGCCGGATCAGGTCATCGAGATCGGATGACGTCGGCAACCGCTTGGCCAGGTTGCGCAGCACGGTTTTTTGCCAGGCCTCGTCGGTCCATTCTGTCCATAATGGGGAATTCTTGGCTCGGCTGGCGCTGCGGCGTTTATTTATTTCGCTTTCGGACATCACCTTGATCATCACGCCGCCATCCTTGGTTTCCGCCATTGCGTAGGCCTTGATCGCCTTGCCGGTGCCGTCGCCTGGAACGTGCTTCATGTGCTCGCCGTGCTCGTCGATCCAGTAGTTGAACTCCTCGCCGTCGCGCACGATGCCGGCGGTGATTGCCTTGAACTGGCCGGAATTGCGGAACCGTTTGAGCAGCCCGCCGATCATGGGCAGGTAGACAACCTTGCCGCCCATGACGACGAAGGCGGCATCGCGGTTGTCGGGAAGCAAGCCGTCGGCGGCGCATTTCATGCAGGCCACGCCAAGCGATTGCCGGTCGGCGGCAAGCAGTTCGGTGTTGAGCAGCACCGCCGTTTTCACCGCGCGGATGAAGCGGTCAGCCGGGATGTGATCCGGCAGTGCACTCTTGAATTCATGCGATCTGGCGACAAGCTGGAATTCCAGCGATTGCATGGGGTCTTTAGCGATCTTGTCGGATTTGGCGGTCATGTGGTTTCCTTTATGCGCAGCACGCGCGGGGTTGATGGCGCAACGGTGTAGCCCTTGCGGTTCATTATTTTCCAAGTGACGTTGAAACCTGGAACGATCGCGGCTGACGCATCCCGCATTTTATCCATCACCATCGCGTCGATTTCGTCACACCGCTCGGTTGCCGTTTTAATTGCGGATTTAAGCCCGGTGCGTTCCTGTAATCCTGAGATCACTTCGTTGTCGCCGGACAGGTCGATTGTTTTGGCGTCGAGCTCGCGCGGTGATAGCGCTGCGATCAGTTCCTTGTCCTTGCCATAATCGCGATCGGGTTCGTTGCCGTCGCGGATATCGTTCCAGAACTGCTGCACCGCCTGCTTTATCTTTTCCTCGGCGGCACGATGGCGCGGCACTTCAAAAATATGGCAAGGCAGATCATGCGGATCGACGACGAGCACCGCTATGGCACCGAACGCGGCATTGGTCAGCATCATCTCGGTGGCGATCTGCAGCATGACCCACATCGGCGGTCCTGCCAGTTCTGTGCCGCCGTTCCAATCGCGCGCGAACACCGAGGGCGCCGCGGTCTTGCATTGCAGGACGCCGTTGCGTTCCGGCGGGTCGGTATCGGAAATATAAAAATCCGGCGTGCAGCCCAACCGCAGATCGGGATCGCGGAAATAATGCTTGGCCTTGGTGATCAGCCATTGCGGGCGCTGTTCCTCGACTGCCGCCGCAACCGCGCCTTCAAGGATCCTGCCACGACGCAAGGGGCCACTGTCCTTGACTTCCGGCAGCTCGACCTTGCCCTGCTTTTCGATGTAGAGGCGAAGCGCGGACACATACGGGTGCAGCCCATGAAGCGCCGGTTCGACGGACGCCGTGACGTCGCGCTTTCGGAGACTTTGCCATTGATCGCGGCTGGTTATGTCGATGCGCTCAATCGTCATGCCTCCGTTCTATTCCAAAACATTTGGAAAGGCAAGCGGCCATTCACAAGAATTTTGGACAATAGCGGTTGCAATCGGGGGCGCGACAAATAGACTGTGCAAGTGCCCCGTGCCGTGGCGTGTTAATTAGTGGGGCCAGATAAGGGTCGGCCATGACACCGGATGCGCACAAGCGCCAGGCCTTGAGTTTGGCCGCACAGTTGCCGGAACAACCGGAAGATGTGCGGGCGGTAATGCTGCAACTACAAGTGCTTGTCGATGACTTCCTGCTGCGAACGGAAGGCCAACCTGCCCGGCCTAGCGTCGTGCCCTTCCGCGCCGAGAGCCATTAGGAAGCTCGCCCAGGCGTTTTGCCAGCTCGACGGGCAGTCCGGCAGGGTTTCCGAAGAATAACCAATCCATGGTCACGCCCGGGAAGCGGCGGCATATCTTAATCGCCACGTCCAGGCTCAACGGTGTCCCGCGCTCGAAGTTATTCCACCGGCTGATCTTGATCCCCAACGCTGCGGCCATGGCGGTCTGCGTCGGGATCTCCAGCGCCTCGCGCAATCGCACCAGCCGCGCACCCTGTTCAGTCATGGGCCGCACTCTACTACTGCCCGCGATGCTACGTCATGTCGCAAGGCTTTGGGAAGTTGCATTTCCATAAATTTTGGATATGCTGGCGGGAATGAAACTATCCACGGCAGCCGAAATCATCGAAAAGCTGGGCGGAATCAACACCGTCGGGGCTTTGACGAACTCCGATTACAAGGCGGTGTGGAATTGGAAGGCCGGCAACTGGTTTCCCGCCCGCACCTACGTCGTCCTTGATGCCGAATTGCGCAAGCGCGGCCTGATCGCGCCGGCCTCGCTGTGGGGCATGAAGCAAACCGAATTCGAGAAAAAGTAGCCGCGTCAAACGCCGCGAAAGGCGCGCCGATGGATGCCTATGCCCCAAAGCCAAGCCGATGGGACGACAATCCGGGGATGGACGACATGCTCAAGCAATTGCTGGCCGAGGGGTTCAGCGCCCGCATCATCGCCGACAAGCTGTCGAAGCTATTCGGCGCACCGTTGACACGCAATTCGGTGATCGGGCGCGCGGCGCGAAAGAAATTTCCTGTCCCGATAAAGACCAAACCGAAAGCAAAGCCCGTTCCGATCTTGTCTGCGGCGGCCTTTACCCGGACGTTGAAGCAGACAAGGGCGGCGGGCGTTGAACCCTTGCAAACCGCGCCCGCCGCTTTCCTTGGCATTGCGCTGATTGATCTAAATCAACACCACTGCCGCTATCCGGAAGGCGATCCGATCCTGTTCTGCGGCCAGCCGCCGGTCGATGGATCGCCGTATTGCAAAAAGCATACGCGCCTGTGTTTCGTCGGGGGTAAACGATGATCGAGGCCGCCGAATACGCGACACCGTATCAACGCCGCCTGTATGAGCGCTATCAGGAGATCCACCGCAAATTCTTTCCCCGCCCGCCGGTATTTCCCGAAGCGCAGCCGGAAGCACAGCCAGAGCAGCCGCCAGAGCCAATTCCGGCAATCCCGGTCAAGCCGATCGATATCACGCAGACCAAACTGCGCATGCGCATCATCCGCCGTGTGGTCTGCGCTTCGTTCAGCATTACGCAGGAGTTCCTGATCAGCGAGCAGCGCACGGCAAAGGTCGTCGTTCCCCGGCATCTGTGCGCCTACCTGATATCGCGCTTCACCACCGCATCGCTGCCCACGATCGGCAAATCCTTGGGCGACCGCGATCATACGACGATCATCCATGCCATTCGGCGCACAGGGGTGCGCATTGCCGCCGACCGCAAGTTTGCCGAGAGGGTGCACATGATCGAGCAGGAAATCCGCAACGAACTGGGCGAAACGTCAAGGCCGCGGCACTGCATCGCGCGCTATGTCGAGCATCATAGGGTGGCCGACTACCTGCTCATCGGCTGGATGTGGGCCGCGAACCTGAACGAATACGCGGCGCTGCTGATCTGGCCATGCGGCTGCCAGTATGTGGAGCCGAAATGACCTGGCAGCACCGCTACCGCCGCCATCTGCGCTCACGGGAATGGCGATATCTCAAAGCCAGAGTGGTCAACATGCGCGGACGGCAATGCGAGATCTGCGGTGCCGTGAACGACCTGCACCTGCATCACAAGACATATCTGCGCTTCGGCCACGAGCGCATCGAGGACGTCGAGCTGCTCTGCCACACGTGCCACCGGGAAACGCATCGGCAGGAGCCGCCATGGGCATCGTGAAATGGTATGCCCGCGATCCGCTGCGTGCCCTCAAAGGCATGATGAACATGACGCTCGAGGAATGCGGCGCATACAACAAGATCCTTGACCTGATCTACCTGCACGACGGCAGCCTGATCGATGACCCGAAAGAAATCTGCCGCTGGCTGAATTGCAACGCAAAAACCTGGCGGCGCGTCCGCACAAGGCTCATGGATCTGGGCAAGCTTTATATCCACGGCGGCTGTCTGCATAACCAGCGCGCCGACGAGGAGATCGTGAAGATCAAAAGAAAGGTCGATCAGGCGACCTCTGCGGCTGACCAACGATGGGCCACATATAATGAAATCAAGAGGTTGTCGGATGCGGACGCAATGCTACCCAGAACCAGAGTAAGTAAGCTAAGCGCAAATATCGTGCCAATTTCCGGAAACCGAGAAAGAAAGTAAGAAAAAATTTAGCCCTTGAGCGGGCCAGCAAGCGCCAAGGACTGCCCCTTACCAAAGCTTTTGGAATTCGTCGTGGATTTCGTGCGAACGCATGGGCAGCCGCTATACTTGGATTTGGAACCATGCTAGGCGCGGTAATTCGCGGGGCAAATCATGCTTATAGCGCCAATCAAACTCAAAAAATGCAGCCAATGCGGCGGTGAGTGGGATGAGGAAGCAGCATTCAGAAAAAATCCTCCCCGCTGGCAAGGGTCCCTGCCAGCATCGCGGCCGCGGTGTGTGGGTTGTGAATTAACAGAACGAAATGACCCATCACCCGAAGCTAGAGCACGCAAAAAAGCAAAAGAAACTTTGGACTACCACGCTGGAAAATATGGGATGAAGCCGGACCAGTTTGCTCGGCGTTATGGTTGGGACACCAATCGGATGGCCTACGATATCATGCACATTTATGAAAACACGTGCTGCTATTGTTGGGAAAGATACGATGGCATGGGCAACGGATTGAGGGACATCACACTTGATATTGTAGATCGCGAGCGCGAGCCATATTACGGTACTAACGTTAGATGGTGCTGTTCGACGTGCAATTCCGAAAAAGCAACAATGAGTCCAGAGTTGTGGGCACGGCGCTTAAATTTCTGGCGCGAATATCACAACCATATTGAATCAATAAAGAAAAACGTCGTTCATGGCCTGCCAATGGAAGCCTATTTTGGGCCGGCTAAATTGATTTCTATGGTCGTTCTTGCGTTGCTGTTCTAAATGCGCTGGTACGCCGCCAAAACAAAACCCCGCCAGGAGCACACGGCTCTCGAGCACCTGCGCCGGCAGAACTTCGAAACCTACTGCCCGCGCATTATGATTGAGCGCCTGAAAAGCACAGGCATACGCCGCGAGTTGGAACCTCTCTGCCCCGGCTACGTCCTGATCCGCTTCGATCTCTCCGACACGACTTGGCGCGTTATCAACAGCACCCGCGGCATCTCCAAACTGCTCAGTTTCACGGAAAACGGCACGCCAACCGCCATCACGCCCGGCAGCGTGGAAAGCCTGAAAGCGCTTGAAGCACAAGGCAAACTGTTCATATCGGAAGTCACGCGCCTGCACCGTGGCGACAAGGTGCGCATCAAGTTCGGCACGCTGTCCGATCGTATTGCCGAAGTGGTTTTTTCCCAAGGCAACCGCATCACATTGCTGCTTAATTTACTTGGTCGGAAAGTCCCTATAAAAGCACCACTACATGCCCTTGAGGTGGTGCAGGGTCGGCACACTAAAGCTAGGTCCCCTGCGCTGGTGCGGTAGCCATTGCCCGCACATCAGGGGCTTTTCCTTATTTCGAAACACAGGATCAACCATTGACCAAGCGCAATTGGGCCTATGGCCGCAAGGCACTCAAGTCCGAAGGCGGATATCACCGGCTGTATGCGTCCAAGCGGTGGAAGATCAATCGCCTGCACCAGCTAACACTGCATCCACTATGTGCCGAGTGTATGCGTGGAAACTATGTGCGTGCAGCTACAGTAGTACACCACCTGCAGGACCATAAAGGCGATGAATACCTGTTCTTCCATTCGCCATTGGAGTCGTTGTGCAAGTCATGCCATGACGCAATCAAGTACGGATCAAAGCATCATGGATGTGATCTCAGTGGTAAACCTTACAAGACCAGGCCGATATACATTGATCACAACGCAGTGGCTGGCGGTAAATGACCGGGGGGCATCGAATCCTTTGGATATACAGCTTTTGAATTACCGGCGCGCAGTTTTTCACCTAATTCATAGTGAAATCTGATGGGCCTACGGGGTGCCGGAACCAATCTGAAATTGCAAGCGGATCACGATCCTGGCATCAAGCCGCCAGACTGGACGAAGGAAAAAGATCCGCTCGAACAAATATTTTCTTTTGTTGAATCGTTGCCGATCACCAAAGGCATCTACGCCGGGCGTTCGATGGAGTTGCTGCCTGGTCAACGCGAGTTCATTCGCCAGATATACGGGCGTAAGAAGCGGGACGGCACGCGACAGGTACGATTGGCGATCAAGTCGGAACCGCGTGGCAATGGCAAGACTGGATTGTTGGCGGGACTTGCGTTGTGTCATTTGTTCGGGCCGGAAGCCGAACCGCGCGGTGAAATTTATTCTTGTGCCTATAACAAGCTGCAGGCTGCGCTGATCTTCGAGGAAATGAAGGCGATCATCGAGGCCCTGCCCGCCGGCCATGTGCCGAAATGCAATATCCGCCGCGGCGGCAAGATAATTGAAATACTCGATGGTAATGCTGCCGGATCATTTTATGAAAGCCTGTCGGCCGATGATCGCCGCGCGCATGGTTTGTCGCCGACGATGTGGATCTACGACGAGTTCGCGCAGGCGCCGAATGCAGATTTGCTCGACAATCTGCGCACCGCGATGGGCAAGCGGGCGGAGAGCCTCGGCGTGGTGATTTCCACGCAGGCCGCCAACGATCAGCACCCGCTGTCGAAGATGATCGACGATGCGAAGCTGGGTGTTGATCCGAGCATCTATTTGCAATTGAAGTGCGCGCCGCCCGACGCCGATATTTTCAAGGAAAAGACCTGGCGCGCCTGCAACGAGGCGCTGGGCAAGTTCCTCAGCCTGGCGGAATTCCGCGACCAGGCGCGATCGGCGGAGCGGTCATCATCGTTCCGCGCCAAGTTCCGCAATCTGCGTTTGAACCAACGCATTGACGCCACCACGCAGTTCATCGGCGACGACGACTGGATGGTATGCAAAGGCAAGCTGGATTTTACCGAACTGCGCGGCAAGCCGTGCTATGCGGGACTGGATCTTTCCACCGTCATCGACATGTCGGCGCTGGTGCTGTATTGGCCGCATAATGGTTCGGTGCTGCCGTTCTTTTGGCTGCCCGAGGAAGGACTGCACGAGCGCGACAAGAAGGAGCGCGGCCATTACCGCGAGTGGAAGGATGCCGATTTGATCGAAACGACGCCGGGCAGGGCGATCAATTACAAGGCGATCATCCGGCGGTTGAGCGAAATCAAGCAGCATTACGATCTGCGCGCCATTGCCTACGATCCATGGAACATCACGCAGTTCACTTCGCAATGCGAGGACGAGAACATCAAGCTGCCGCTGGTGAAGTTCGGGCAGGGCTACAAGTCGATGGCGCCGGCGGTGAAGATGCTCGAGGAAGCGGTCAAGAACGAAACCATCCGCCACGGCGGGCATCCGATCCTGCGCTGGCAGATGGCGAACGCCGCGGTGGAGAGCGACCCGGCCGCGAACCGCAAGATCACCAAGAAGCGATCGAGCGGGCACGTCGACGGCGTGGTGGCGATGCTGATGGCGATGGGCGTGTCGCGCATGGTGGCGCGGCCGGTGACGCCGTTCCTGCTGACCTAGGAGGGGATGATGGACATCATTCACAAGCTGCATGCCGGGCCGGTTGAGGGCAAGGATTTTGTCCTGTCCGATGCAACGCCGGATCGGGTCGGCGATGTGGTGGAGGTCGGCGGCTGGGATCTGAAGAATTTCAACCGCAACCCGATCGCGCTGTTCAATCACAATCCGAATGCGCCGATAGGCAAGTGGCACAACGTGCGGGCCGACAACGGTGCGCTGCGCGGACGGCTTGAACTGGCCGCCGAAGGCACCTCGCCGCGCATCGATGAGATTCGCAAACTGGTGGACGCCGGCATTCTGCGCGCCACATCGGTCGGCTTTCGCTCGATCGATGACGAACCAATCAATGAGAAAAAGCCGTGGGACGGCACCCGGTTCAAGAAGCAGGAACTGGTAGAGGCATCGCTGGTTGCAGTGCCTGCCAATGCCAACGCGCTGGCGATGGCCAAGTCTTTGGGAATGTCCGCTGATACGCTGAAGCTGTGTTTTGAAACCCTCCCGCCTGATAGCCCAGGCAGCAACGCCGTACCCAACCGTTCCGACAAGGACAAGGCGGAGATTCCCGCGCCGGTTGCCAAGGCATCCATCATGAAAGAACGCAAAATGCCCAAGACCATTGCGGAGAAAATCTCCGCGCTGGAAGCCACGCGCGCCGCCAAGGTGGCGCAGGCAACCAAGCAATCGGAAACCGAAGGCGACGTGATGACGACGCTCTCGGTCGAGGAAAAGGAAGCGCACGACACGCTGATGGCGGAAATCAAGGATTGCGACGACACCATCATCCGTCTGCGCGACATCGAGAAGCTGGCGAAGGAATCGGCGAAGCCCGTCGAACCCGAGCCGGAACAAGTGATCAAGAGCAACGGTTCAAGCCTGGCGCGCGTCACCCAGGTTAAAGCCAATATCCCGCAGTACACCGAACTCTGGCGCTTCCTGCAGGCGCTGGCCGTAGGCAAGGGCGACCAGACCAAATCGCTGCGCTTCGCCAAGCATGCGGTGAAGTACGGCACATGGGGCAATACCCCGGAAATTGCCGAACTGTTCGAGCATGATTTGCAACAAATGGGCGACATGATCAGCAAGGCGGCGGTGCCGTCTGGTTTGACCACGGATTCGACGTGGGCAAGCCCGCTGATTTTCTACCAGCAGCTTGTCAGCCAGTTCGCCGAGTACTTGCGGCCGCTGCCGATCATGGGGCGGATTTCTGGATGGCGGCGGGTCCCGTTCAATATCCAGATCCCACGGGCCACTACGGGGACTTCGGTGTCTGGATGGGTTGGCGAAACGGCTCCGAAGCCGCTCACCTCAATGGCGTTCGATTCCTTGACCCTGCGCTGGGCCAAGGCCGCAGTCATCGTCGTGATGAGCGACGAGTTGATTCGATTCTCGTCGCCGTCGGCGGAAATGGTGGTGCGGGACGATCTCACCCGCGCGATGGTGCAGTTCCTCGACACACAACTGATCGGCACCGCGGCAGCGGTCACCAACGTCAGCCCTGCGGGACTGCTCAATGGTGTTACGGGAATAACCCCGACGGGAACGAACATGGCGGCGTTCCGCGCCGACGTGGCGTCGCTGCTGGCCAACCTGTTCGCGCTCAATCTGCCGACCGCGGGCGGGCACTGGATCATGACGCAAACGCAAGCGACAAAGCTGGGTCTTGCACAGAACAGCTTCGGGCAGCCGGTATTCCCCGGACTTGGCCCGGAGGGCGGCACGCTGATGGGATATCCGGTGGTGACATCGGAAAATATCTCGTCATCGACCGGGTCGCCGACTGAAGGCTATCCGATCATCTTCGTCCTGCCGGGTGAAGTGCTGATGGCCGACGACGGCGTGACGCTGATTGACTCCAGCAACCAGGCCAGCGTGCAGCAAGACTCGGCACCGGACTCGCCGCCGACTGCATCGACGGCGTACATCTCGCTCTGGCAAACAAATCAAACGGCTTTGCGCTGTGAACGTTGGATCACCTGGGCCAAACGCAGGTCCGGCGTGGTGCAGTTCATCGACCGCGCCAAGTACGCCGAATAAAATCAGACTCAGGATGGCGCTGTTTAACGACGGCGCCATTTTTTTCAAAGGAGGTGCCAAGGTGTCATTGCGTTTCGAAGCTTTGCAGAAATTCTACTGGCAAGGCCACTATCTGAACGCCGGGGATTCGTTCGAGGCTAACGAGCGCGAAGCTGTGGCGCTGCGCCTGATGCACAAGGAAGTGAAAGAGGTCGAACAAGACGAGGCGCGGCCGCGGCAACGCTACCGCACGCGCGACATGCGCAAGCAATGAAAATCCTCGGATTCGAATGGCGCCGCAAGGTGCCGGTGCCGTCGGTGACGACGCCGGTCGGCTGGTCGTTCAATTCGCCATGGGACTGGCTGAACCATTGGCCGATCATTCAGGAACCGTTCACCGGCGCCTGGCAGCGCAATATGGAATTGCGCATGGAGACGGTGCTGACCTATCACGCCGTCTATGCTTGCATCAATCTCATTGCCGGCGATATTGGAAAACTGACGCTGCGATTAGTTGAAAGAATCAAGGACAATGTTTTTGTCGAAGTCGATGTTCCTGCGTTCAGTCCAATGCTTCGCGTCCCGAACCGCTACCAGACCAGACAGCAATTCATGGAAGCCTGGATGGTTTCCAAGCTGACATCGGGCAACACCTACGTTTTGAAAGAGCGCGACGAGCGCAACGTGGTGGTGGCGAT